TCCCATGACGTGGAATGACACGTTAGGAGCCACTGATTGGTGGGTAGACGGTATCCTGACGGGTTAGACGATACAGGAACCACGTTATACGTTTGGACGCCTTGACGGTACCAATGGTGTGACGTGTGGAGGGGGTAGTCCTTGGACGTTGGACGTTGGAGATCCGACGTTTGAGATCCGTCCTTGGACGTTGGACCTTGATCCTTGGACGTTGGAGATCCCAGGTTGGACGTTGGAGGTTGGAGGTTGGAGGTTGGACCCTTGGACGTTGGAGGTTGGAGGTTGGAACGAGGAGGTTGGACTTGACATGCCAAGGGTTGGACCGCCCAGGTTGGAGGTTGGAGGTTGGCCCCCCCTGGGTTGGACGTTGGAGAGACAATGGTTCGTGGTTTGCCCTCCTCCCGACCATTTTTTCACCATTTGCAACCCTGGGCACGTCAAATTTTTTTTTCTAGAATTTTAGAGGCCCATGTCGCCATATTTACCCACAAAACTAGACAATTACCATTCATATTTAGTATAAATAGGTTGTTTGCTTAATATTGGCCCTGATTATAGGGGTTTTATGCCAATAATCGTCCATTGTGAGAAGTACATAGTATAAGGGTTGTACTACACAATCCAGTTACAGGATAAATATAATATATCCCTGTAGTCCCTTAAAAGGGACAGACGTACTTTCGTCCCTCGCCGTGTGTGACTTAATATGTCTACATTGGGTAAAATACATTCTCCACTCGACCAAGGAGAATCTATGTTCGTACAATTCATATACCAGGCCCATGAGCCGTTATGTTTTTTGTCAGCAATTGGTCTTGTAGCGATAGTCGTGCTACTCTCAATCGACGCTCTGTGCATCTGGATGGGATTCATGTCGGACGACGACAGAAACTAGGAGGTAATAGGTTATGCCAAAGACAGTACGTAAAGGCGATACAGGTTCGGACGTTAAATACTGCCAACAGCTTCTTACAGCTTCGGGGTTTCCGTGTTCTGCCGATGGTGTATTTGGGACAGGTACAGATAAAGCATTGAGGAGTTTCCAGTCGGATGCGAATTTGGTTGCAGATGGGATCTGCGGTGCCAATACATGGTCTGCCCTCGAAAGAGAAAGTGCGCTGGACGTTGAATTGCCAATAGATTTCCAGCGAGTAGCAGACTTGTTTCCACAAATGCTGCCACAAAAATATAAGTTGAGTGGTGCGCAGTGCCCTAGTAATCCACCTGGAATGAGCCTTCGTAATATCGGGGACGAATGGACCAACTGTGTACAGTTTACAGCGTGGCTTCTGGCTTGGGCCTTCGAGGGAGTATCCTTCTCCAAAGACCAATGGTCCAGATGGATGGTAGGTGGAGACTTGGCCGGTAATCCGCCCATCGTCCCAAACTGGGGACCAAAAGTGGTTATTGATTGGGGAGTTGCTACCTCTTCGCCCGGTAATGGTGCCTACCTGTTGCAATACTTTACTTCGACAGGTGGACATAGCCTGATCGTTCTAGCGCACGATAAACAAACAGATAAAATACTTACACTGGAATCCGTAGGCGGTATCGATGGAGCCGGGTGGGGACAAATAGGACCACTGCGGAATGTTATAAACCCAGGACCAAATTGGATGGATAAAGTAACCCAAACATGGGCGAGCCGAATAGAGCCAAAGGTTGCCGTCCACATGGCGCGTTTGGCCATTTGCCCTGACAGCATACAGAAGTGGCTGGAAAATGGCGTGTAGGGGTATTACATGAACCGTGATGCCGACAATATAGTTGATTCACTGCGACACTTGGCCGTTCCTATAGGTTCATTGAGTCCGGACCCCAGAAATACAAGAAAGCATGACGAACGCAACCTGTCCGTTATCAAGAGTAGCCTACAGAGGTTCGGGCAACGACTTCCCTTGGTAGTACAAAAACAGGGAATGGTAGTCCGTGCCGGGAATGGTCGACTAGAGGCTATGCGTGCTTTGGGGTGGAGTGAAGTTGCTGCGGTTATTGTGGATGAAGACGACGTGGAGGCCACTGCCTTTTCGATTGCCGACAATAGATCGGCGGAACTGGCCGAATGGGACATGGAAGAACTAGGTGCAGCGTTGGATATGTTGGCGGACATCGGACAAGACATGGACTTGGAGAGCTTTGGTTGGGATGACAGTGAAATAGATGAGTTAAGTCGCGAACTACACGGTGAGACAGAAGAGATTATCCCGGTCCCAACCGATGAAACCGAACCCGACTTTGTCGTACCGCTAGAGCCAAATACACATACCGGTGATGTAGTTAGCCTCGGGCAACACAAACTGTATTGTGGTGACTGTATTGAAGTTATGAAAACAATACCGGACAATTCGGTGGATGCGATTGTTACAGATCCTCCATACGGTATCGGATTCCTTTCCTCCGAATGGGACTGCGAAGTGCCAGGGAATGACTTCGCAGAACAAGCCTTTAGAGTCCTAAAACCCGGCGGGTATATTGTCGCCTTTGCCGCCACCAGAACCATACATAGACTGACCACAGCACTCGAAGACGCCAAGTTTGAAATACGCGACCAAATTGCATGGGCACAGTGGCAAGGATTCCCAAAGGCACTCAATGTGTCCGTTGCAATCGATGAACACTTTGACGCCAAAAGAAAAGTCGTTGGCACCACCGGTCGGAATGTTGGAAAACAAGGTAAACGGCGAACACAAGGACTGAATGGGTCGAAAGCCTTCCGCGAAAACAAAAACAACCCAGGGAACCTACTAACCGAACCATCGACCTCGGAAGCAAAATACTGGGATGGCTACCACACTGCCCTTAAACCTGCCTACGAACCGGCGGTGCTTGCCCGTAAACCACTCGATGGAACAGTAGTTAAAAACATACTACGATGGGGTACAGGCGCACTAAACGTAGACAAATGCAGATACGCCCGTGGCGATGCCGCGTGGCCCGGTCCACAGGAAGAATGGGACGTTGCTAATCCATCGGGGGAACACTTACACTTCTCCACTGGACGGGGAGTGTCGGGTGCCGGAAGAGGTGACAGTCGGTCTACCATGCATGAACTAGGAAGATTTCCAGCAAATATATACTACTGTAAGAAACCATCGCGAAGTGAACGTGAAGCGGGTTGTGGTGAGTTGAGTTCGGTTACAGGGGCGGAATCCGTTAAACGAAAGGCCAATACCGCAGGGGTGAACAATCCAAGGGCAGGAGCGGGACGGACAGCATCGACTGTACACAACCACCATCCAACCGTAAAACCACTGCGACTAATGGAATGGTTAGTACGAATGGTAATGCCTCCGTCGAATGGTGTGGTGTTAGAACCGTTTTGTGGGTCGGGAACCACACTCGCCGCAGTCGAAAGAACAGGGAACGGACACAAGTGTATCGCAATAGAGTTGGAACCAAAGTATTGCGATATCATTAAGGCCCGATGGGAACACCACAGGAACAGAGGATGCTAGTGGGACACGGATTCGGACTGCTGCATGTGCCAAAATGTGGTGGTACGTCAGCGCGGTCAACCCTCGGATTGGGAAGTAGGCATCCCTGCCATGATGGACCTTGGGCGCATGATGTGTCCGGACTCGATATGTATGTTTTGTTGAGGGAACCGCTATCCTGGTATTTATCGTTTGCGGCATATGCCAGTAAGGATTGGCGAATGCACTTTGGGTTGTCCGGCAATTGGGCGGTAGATGTGCGGCGATTGGCTTTGGGGGACGGGGGGAGCGGCAATCCAACCAAGGCAAGTAGTGCGATTGGTGGTATAGATGTGCGGTCGTGGATGGTAGAGCGAAAGATGGGTTTTTGGTCCTTCGTTGTATTGCACGCGTCAGGTGCCCAAAAGAACGCTGATGTGGATAATTTGTTTAGTCCAATGCGTGCCCTTTGGCTGAAAAATCGAGACAAAGACATTAACGATTTAGTGTGCAAATATAATATTTCTAGAAGACAGGATAGTCGTAATTCAACCAAACACCCTACGGTGGACGAAGTTTATGACTCCGAATTAATTGCGTTAGTGTCGGAGCGGGACGGTGAGGTTTTAGAGGCGGTTCGTAAACTTCCAAGCGGAGTGTGAGTTATTATGTTTGATCCCACAGACCAGAAACTACAATTGAACGTAAATAGGAATCCTATCCAAAGACCAGGGTGCGATCGATGTTTAAGGTCCGCAACATTTGGTGGACCGACGACCGGGCGGGATGTCCGGATGTTCCTCGACAAAAAGACACTTACCCAACTATTGGATATCTGCAATTCCTCCACAACTGGAAGGGTAGTAATCAATAAGGCCGGTCTGCAAGTAAGCGTATATGAAGGCGGGGATGGCAACAGGTACGAAACCTGGGCCATCATAGGCGAATCGCCAAGGCCAGAATCGTCGGTGCTTGGATGAATATGGAATCCTACCACTACCTGATGTCGCAAATTGGAATTGACTATCCGCTATTCCAGTTAGCATTAAAGTCGCATCGGAATACTCGTGGTAGTCCAATGACGTTTACGGATAAACCATACTTGGTTGAACTGTATACGGACTTTCCAAAGATATCGGGCGCTGATGTTATGAAGGGCGTCCAGACTGGGTTGTCAGAACTTTTGATACAGTTGGTGATAGAGCGATCAGGCTGGCAGGGCAAGATTACTGCGTACGTTCTTCCTACCTTTACGATTAGGGATAGATTTGTTCAGAATCGAATAAATCCCTTATTGGACACAATCTCCGAGTACCGAGCGCTATCTGGTGGAGGCAAGGGTTCAAAGGGCAACTTGAAGCTCAAGCGATTCGGCAAAGGAGCGATGATGTTCCTGGGGTCCAACACTGTGTCTGATTTTATCGAATTTTCTGCCGACGTTTTAGTAATAGACGAGTTTGACCAATGCGACCCGAAAAACCTAGCCAAAGCAAGGGACAGATTGCGAGCCAGTCCCCACCCGCAACTGTTTAGAATTGGTAACCCAACGATGCCCAGAACCGGGGTGGCGAGGCTGTACGAGCATAGCGATGGTCGTCGCTGGTATAGTAGGTGCAACCTATGTAATCACTGGCAATCGATTGATTGGTTTGAACATATTATTGAGCGTTCTGACAATGGGGCGTGGGAGCCAAGAGACAAGGACCGGATTGGCGCCAGCGAGGACTTGCGCCCGATATGTAGTAAGTGCCGTAAGCCTTTCGACCGAACAGCAAAAACAGGCGCGTGGGTAGCAGAGCGTCCAGACAACCACCGTCGCGGGTATAAAATCAGCCGACTAGATGTTTTGTCTGAAAAGTACAGCAACTTATTTGAAGAGTGGCAATCTTCGCAGGGCCATTCAGACTTGTTGTCCACCTTTTATACTTCGGTACTTGGTCAGCCATTTGAGTTTAGCGGGTCTCGAGTGACGATGGAGATGCTGCATGATGCGGCCAAGTCCTATGATAATGACTACGGTGGTGGTCAGGACTATATGGGCCTCACTGTCACGATGGGAGTGGATGTTGGAAGCCTTCTGCATGTGAACATCTCTACTATTGACGAAACTCCAGATGGTGAGGTTTGTAGGACAGCTAGGTTTGTTGGTGCTGTTAGAACATTTGCAGAAGTGCACGATCTAATTCGCAGATACCATGTCGATTGCTGTGTAATTGACGCCATGCCAGAAACGCGCAAAGCCCAGGAGCTTCGCGATGATGTAATGAGGGAGGGCACCTGTGAGGTTTGGCTATGCCGCTTTCACCCTACTCCGCGTGTTGGGCGACAGGTTTACGGTTTGAAGCTAAACCATAAAGACCGAGTCGTTACCGTTGATAGAACACAAGTGTTTGATGCCACTTTTGAAGATATCAAAGAAGGCCGAAGAGTGTTTCCGTCTGATGTGTTCTCCGCACTTGGTTGGGCACAACAAATGCGTGCGGCAGTGCGAGTGCTAAACGAAGAGCGTGGAAGGATTATCTGGACAGAAGGTAATAGCCCAGACCACTATCGTCTTTGTGGTATTTACGACAGGATTGCTTATGATGTGAGTGATCTTGGTGGTGGCTATTTCTCTGCGTAAACTGTGAATAGTTGATATGGTTCGTTCTAGGAGGTGTCTAAATGACCCGAATAATTGGCACCGGCACAACAGTGGTTAGACGTACTGGCGAGAAGATTGAAGCCGGTGGCTGGCTGTCCGCGCCAAGCGTGCGAAAACGCAAGGGGCTTTTTCCTGGTGCCGCCAATTACTTGAACACACCTGGAGTTGGGGCGAGATATGTTCGTCCAGACCGATTCCTTACAGATGAGGAACTATGGCAGGTCTATAGGCGTACTCCGGATGTGCGGGCATCAATTGATTCAATTGTCAGAAGGGTCGCTACATTTGACTGGAATGTGGTTCCAGTTGTTGATCCGAAATCTGAATACTATGTAGATGCAGCAGAACTGGCGCAACGCGCACAAAGGTTCCTTGCCGCTCTAGATCAAAACGGTGACACATGGCAAGAAGTATTTACGGCGATAATTACAGACCTTTTAGTATTTGATGCGGGCGCGCTAGAACTAGTATCGGGTGCCGATGGGGAACTAAAGGAACTCGTACCATTACGGGGCAGCAGCATACGTCCAGTTTTTGATGGACACGGGAAGCTGCTCTTTTATGAACAAGATGTATTTGGAAACTCACCAACAACAGTAGTTTCAAGTGGAGAAAATGATCCGAAATTTAAGCCAGATGAACTCGTGTACCTGCGAGCGTTTAGCAATACAGGAAGTGGTGGATATGGAAATCCGCTAATTGAATCGATCATTAATGAAGTCATTACACTTATGCGTGGCTCTGAACATATTATGTTGGCCTATGATGCTGACGAAATACCTCCTGGGATCCTAGTCCTAACTGGCATTGCTGGAAATGCAGCGCGGGAAGCAAGGGCAGACTTTCAGAACTTTAGGGGGCAGGACAATAAGATCCGAGTGCTAACCACAGCCGACCCTACCGGAGCAGGGGCACGATGGGTAGAGTTGCGCCATACGCCAAAAGACCTCGAATACGAAACGATTATCGACAGCATAAGAAGATGCGTTTGGCGGGTTTTTGGGGTGCTTCCAGTCGAGATGGGTGCATCCGAGTCGATGCCACGAGCCACCGCGCAAGTGCAGATGGATGTAGCACAAAGCCACCTTGTCACTCCGTTACTAGAACTGATCCAAGCCAAAATCAACACACGGGTTTTGCCGTTAGTCGTGGGAGATTCAGAGCTTGCGCAATTGGTGCAGTTTGAGTTCGACAGGGGGACTAGGCCGAACGCAGAAGAGTCGAAGGCGCTTGCGGATAGATATCAGACACTCATTGGCGTGGGCGTGATGACTCGGAACGAGGTCCGTAAAGAGATGGGGTTTCTGCCAATTATTGGCGGCGATGTGCCGACTGTAGATACAGCGCAGGGTCCAGTGCCACTAGACGCACTTATACAAGAGGGGCCGGTAGGGGCGTTGGTTATTGAGCCTCCAGAGGTGAAGCCCGATGCGGGATCGGTTTCTGGGGGACCGGCACAGGGAGAAGACGACGCGCCAGGAGAGGTTGTTACAAAATCGACTACCATGAGTGAGCGGGCGGTGTTTGCGGACCTTCCAAGCGACTGGCAGCCGGGTGGAAGATTTGCTGGATACAGAACGCTTCCATTGGCGGCGTTGGCGGAATTAGTTTCCAGATACTATGAAAACGTAAGGCCATTCTGGATAGAAGCCCAGTCGGAGGTAATGTCTATTGTTGGCGCGTATTATAAGAATGGACGCATCAGCCCGACAGAACTTCCATTGGTTCAATCAAAGATGTCGAATGCAGTGGATAAGCTCGGACTGCAATGGTCAATAGCGGTTGAGCCGATTTACGTTGCCGTTGGAATGTTGGCTCGAGATACGGCGACGGAGTTTTCTGGCATACCGGTATTAGATGATTGGAAACTTCGATCGGAAATATTTGCCCAGGAAGCAATTGGCTACCTTGTTGATCCTATGGGAATGCTTGGCGTTATCAAGACGGAACTTTCCCTTACAGCAGACGCTTTGTCGTTAGATGTGCGAACGAAACCGAAGCCGCCAAAAGTTAAGGCTGCGAAGGGCGCGAAACCCGGTATCGAGACAGAAGAAGCCGTGTCCATTGTTGGCCGTGTATTTGAATCGAATGAAACCAGAATTAATAACTGGTCAGGAAAGGCGATACAGCTTGCCAACCAAATGCTCGCAGATGGAATGATGGAGGGTTCACAGTCCGATGACGAGGAGGGTCGTGTAGATTGGTGGTATGAGTGGGTATCCGTATCCGATGACCGCACATGCCCAACATGTGTCGATGAGGGCGGACAGGGGTTTCGTAGATTAGCAAATATGTCTGTTGCGCCGGGTGGAGATACACGATGTGGTGCCAGATGTAGATGCGTTGTTGTTCTTTGGTCCGAAAACGAGATAAACGATGGCTCTGCGATAGAGTTAGGAACAATTAGTTAATTCATGTTTGGTTATCGCCTTGACGTGGGGGTTGGATTCGGGCTACCGTTAGCCGACGCCCAGACGAGGCGCAAATTACTAACACCTTCAAAAACGGTGATAAAATGAGCACTCGTCTTGAGCCGGTCGCGAACTGGATTGATCAGTTAAAAACAGCAAAGCCAGTCAACGGCATGATTCGTATTGAATGTCGTGAAAAGTTTTGTTTGCCGGTTGACACTGCAATGCGGTCGGTATCTTTTGTGCCCACAAAGAATGAGTCAGATGAATCTGGTCCGCAAGTTATTGAGGGTATGGCAAGCTCAACATCGGTAGACTCATATGGGACAGAGATGTCACGTGAGGCGCTGTTGAGTATGCAGATTCAGATGGAACGGGGAATCCCTGTTCTTCCGCGACACAACAATGGCCTTTCGGGTGCGGTTGAGTGGGATCAAGTAATTGGACGAACAGTTCGGGCGCAGGTGGAGAGATCTGACGTGGTAAATCCTGCGGAAATGGGCGTGGAACAATATGTGCTGCGTGTTCAGTCGCAACTTTATGATGATGATGACAAAGCAAAGTCGCTTCTTAATAGGCTAACAAATGGCCAACAGATTGGTCAGTCAATTGGTGGCTGGTTTGTTTCTGTCCGAGTTATGACAAACGAAGCAGAAGAAGTAGAGCGGGTAATTATTGATGAGGTGGAGCTAGACCACCTTGCAATTACTCGCGCGCCAGCAAATCCTGATTCTAATAGTTTATATACTTTGCGATCACGATTAGAGGATGCGCTTTTCCCGCCGGTTGTCGCCGAACGCAAAATTGCTTCGATTACAGTAAACAATAAATGCGCAGATCAGATGCGTGAAGATATGTCAGGTAGCTCAATTTTAGAGCAACAAGACAGTGACGATGGCACTGTTACCTTTGTGTTCTCGACAGATCCAGATGGTGAACATCTTTACTATGAAGATAGTGAAGAAATTATTACCGAGTTGTCGGAATCCGTAGCGCCGAACGGGCGAGCAGTGGTGCCGTATAAAGACCTGTCATTGGCAGAAATGGGCACAACCTGGAGTTGGGATACCGAAACCCAGAACGCTGTGCTTGGTGATGATAATTGGTCGCGGTATAAATCTGCGCATGTATGGTTTGATCCTGATAATCAGGAAACAAAATCTGGGTATAAATTGCCAATTGCGACACTTGAGGGCGGTGAACTAAAAGCAGTGTTTCGTGGCGTCCAGGCAGCAATGGCGGCGTTAAATGGGGCACGCGGTGGGGTAAATATTCCAGAAGATCAACGCGAAGATGTTTATAACCATTTAGTGCGCTATTATAAAAAAGCGGATAAAGATCCGCCCGATCTAAAAACGAATCTTTCAGTTGGAGATATTGCGTTGCACGACGAATTAAATGATACTATTCGTAAATCTGATCAAGATAAAACCGAGACTATCGCAATGCCAGATACCACTGAAACCGTTACTATCCGTACAAATCTTGACGAAAGCACTGAAACGGTGCAGGATGACAAGTGCCAGTCGGATATTCCGATGTCGCCGGTCGACGCTCACAGAAGCGCGAGTCCGGTCAACCCAGCAACCAATGAGGACGAACCGATGACAGAATCTGATCTTAATAAGATTCAGGACATGCTGACCAGTGCGGTTAGTGGGTTGGCCCAGCGTATCCAAGCGATTGAAGATGTAGCAACTACATCTGAATCGTCTGCGGTGGAGCCTCCTGATGAAAAACCAACGGAAATTGAGCAGTTGCATGTTCGATTAGAGCGCGCAGAAACGGCGCTTTCCAATATTGCATCCAAGCCGGTGCGACGCGGAAGGCCAGTGCATACACAGCAAGGGCCGGGTCTAGTTAGTGCATTTGATGCATTAATTGAACGAAGCAAGTCCGATGGTGGACCGCCGACGCTCACATCAATTGTAGAGCGACATAAAGTTGCTATTGCAGATGAAATGGGTGACTCAAAGCTCACAACATCCCAGCTTCAACAATTATTGGCAGCGGGCATGCGAGCAGCAGAACGTGATGGCCTTATTTGTAAATCCAACAACTCTGATTGGCAATAGGGGTCATTATGAATATCTTTACTAATTCACCCGCTTGGCTCGGTGAAACAGATCCTTCTCGACGAGAAGCATTTGAGCGGGCCATGAACGTATCCAATGTTGGCTCTGTTTTGATGCAGACCTTCATTAACCGTGTTGTGCAGCAACTTACGGTTCGCGAGTTTGGTGTCCAAGCGACACTTGACCGTAAACCTGGTTCTGGCAATGCGGCATACATCAACCGTCGTACTCCAGGTGCAGCGGGTGGTGCGTGGGTTGCGGATACTGATTCTCTTACAGAAGAAACCGGCAGTTATGCACAGGTTAGCTTTACATACAAGACGCTTGCGACTCGTGGCAAGATTACCCGTAAAGCCCAGGCGACTGGGCGAAGTTATGGGGACATTCTTGCTGGCGAGATTGGCTCTAAAGTAGAAGACTTTGCTAATGCGCTTGAATCAAAGCTGATTAATGGAGACACCGCTTCCGACGCAAAGGAAGTAGACGGTCTTCTAACATTAATTGGCGGAGTTTCTGGTCAGACTGTTGCGAATACAACAGCCGCAGCCGGTGACGACCTTACTCTTGCAAAGCTAGATGCAGCCATCGATGCGGTTAAGGGTTCAGCGTCTCGTTCCGACCTTATGATTGTTGGTTCATTTGCAGGACTTCGTAAGTTAAATGCTGCGCTACAGGCCCAACAGCAGTTCAACGACATGGTTGAAATTGCTGCAGGTTTCCGTGTTCGTACTTACGATGGGATTCCAATGGTTGTCAGCACGGCTGTTAATGATGATATGGCATGGAGTGGCTCGGCGCTTACCGCATTTAGTGGTGAGTCGTCTAATCCAACTACAGCGCTTGTTGTCCTTAATAAGCGACACGCATGGCTTGAGGAGCTTACTGCTTTGACCGTTATGCCGCTGGCCAAGACTTCCAGCCAGTTCGACGAGTTCGACATGTTCTGGGATGGTGTGCTGACCTATGCGAACTCGCAGGGTGGCGCTATTCTTGGCGGATTGACTGCTTAATAGTTTTGTCAGCCACAAACAGCCCTCGGTCGTGGTTTTTACTCCGCACCGGGGGCTTTGTGGTATGTTGTGATGGAAGGAGGGTCATATGCCAGCAGCATTGACAATTGTGCCAGAAGTGTTTCGGTTTGTACTTCGTAGATATGATCGTGCGCCAGAAATACCTATGCGATTTTCTGGATATGATGAGGCTACAGATAGTCGCAACATTGAGATGAACGGTGTTGCCGCGCCAACAATTTTTCTAAATAGCCGATACGCAAAACATCGCGCGCTCCGTATAGGTTGGATTGACGAAACGATTCCCTTCAAAAAGTTTTTGCGAACTGAAGAGGAAAAGGTTGTGTCGTTAAGTGAACCAAAACGTCCTACAGCGCGCCCAAAGAAGCGTGGGCGTGGTCGGCCTCGTAAGGAATAGAGTGTGGCGACATTTACTACCAGAAATAGAGTTCGAAATCTATTGGGTCTGGCCAGCGGTGTAACCGTACATGATGAGCTAATTGATGCGCTGGTAGAGGTATCCGACCAGATTATTTTTGATGAGATTGGCCTTCCTAGTGCTGATGGAGCTAGAGTTTCGACTTATACAGAAACTTTGGATGTCAGCGGAACCGGTCAAAATGAAATTGCCGTAAATTATGTTCCGTTGATATCGGTTGTGGCATTGACTACAGGTGGGTCTGGTGGTTCGCTTGTTGACTCTGACAACTACTACTTCACTGAATGGGGACAGGTTCGGCTAATTCCAATAGGTGGTTTTTTCCCTTCGGGCCGCCAAACCGTACAGATTACATATACGGCTGGATTTTCCAGGGTTCCCAACGATTTGCGTCATGCTGCTACTTTGGTTGCGGTTCATATGTTTAATGAGGGACCACATGTTGGTTTTCAGGCAGAGCGGCTTGCAACCTATAACTATAAAATAGCGAATCTTGGACAGGGTTTATATATGCCAAGAATTGCGCAACGAATACTTGGTAAGTATAAGCGCCTATTTGCGCGACCGTAGGAGAATAAAATGTTGATTCTAACAAAAAAGCGTCGTGCTGGTGATCGACGAACAATACATACACCCGGCGAAGTGGTTCATTGTGACTTTGTTGGAGCCGAAGTTGTCGCAACTTGTTCCACGACTGGTGCTCGGCGAGCGTTAGAACGAAAAGGCTTTAAGTTACAGCGAAAAGTTGAGGTCGTTAAAAAGCCGCCACCAAGACGGAAAAAAACCGTTGCTGCTCCAGCAAAAGTTGTAATCCCAAAAGAGGAACCAAAACTCGGGATTGAGTTTCCGGTTCTTCGAGAAAGTGTGGATGATTTGGAAGAATCTCTTAAAACTGGAGCGCACGACCACAATCTTTCTGACCTGTTGAAGTGCGAAAAAAGTAGTAAGGGTCGAAAGACGGCGATCGAAGCAATACAAGGACGCATCGATCATCTAAAAAAGTAACCAATATACGAGGGTTACTTAAATCTGTTCTCGCCGATATAGGGAGAGCAGGAGGCAGGAATGCGTATTTTGGTTACCGGTGGTGCCGGCTTTATTGGACACCATCTTGTACATGCAATCTTATCAAGAACAAATCACAGTGTAGTTACGCTAGATCGGCTTGACTGTTCGGGCACGCTCGAAAGATTAAAGTCAGTTCTGTCGGAAAACGCTGATTGGAAAGAGCGGCTTACATATGTGTGGCATGATCTACGCGCCCCACTAAATGATCACGTCGAGAAT